CTTTCTTGCGCTGGATTCTCGGAGTTTCCGACCTGTGGCCATTTTTGAAGTTGTTGGCCTCCGGCGTAGGCAACAAACCAAACCCTGTCTCTTCCGTGCGGGGCATTGACCGCCGCCGCAGGTATAACCACGGCCTGGACTTCGTAACCCGCAGACTCCAGGTCAGAATGCACCTCGTCGAATACCAGCCCTCCATTCCAATTAGTGAGGCCAAGAACGTTTTCCCCCACGACGTAGCGCGGGGCAATCTCGCGTATTGCTCGACACATTTCGGGCCATAAATGGCGTTCATCTTCTTTGCCGAGCCGTTTTCCGGCCATGCTGTAGGGTTGACAAGGGAAGCCACCACTAATGATGTCAATTGTTCCTCTGTGAATAGTGAAGTCTGTTTGTGTGATGTCATGGTATTGTATAGCCTTAGGCCAATAGTGATGTAAAACTTTTTGCCCGAATGGATTCCATTCGCAATGAAAAACGTTCTCCCATCCCATCCATTCGGCTGCCAAATCGAAGCCGCCGATGCCCGAAAATAATGAACCGTGCTTCATCTGAGCAAATCTATCCCATCCAACTGCTTCACATCGTCGATGCACAGCACCACGAACCCGGACCGGTGCAATCGTTTCGCCATCTCAACTTGCAAGGGTGCCATAACCCCGCCGGGCCGCTTTACTTCGATGAACACCGCCTGCCCATTACGCAGGGCTAACAGGTCGGGCCATCCGCGCTGTGAGTTCAGGCCCATTTTAGTGACGATCCACCCGCGAGCGGTCAGCCATTTAACGCAGTCCGTCTGGACGTGCTTTTCTAAGATTTTCTTTTCCATGGCTCAAAACATTTCGGTTTGAACGAGCTTATTAAAACGCTTGTGAGCTACCTCGCAGTTGGCTATGGCCTGTTTGAAATAGCTTTCTTTTAATTCGATACCGATAGCCTTGCGCCCCTGCGATACCGGCGAATAGACTTCGCTACCCACTCCCATAAACGGAGTCAATACCACTTCTCCGGGGTTGCTGTAAAGCTCGACAATGCGGTCTATTACATCTAATTGCAACGGGTGAACGTGCTTTTCGTCGTCTTCCTCTTTTGCATCCCTAAACGGCAAAACGTTATCAATCCGGATATCATCCCACACGCTTGAGGCATACCGCTGCCAGATCAGGTGCGACATCTTGTTTTCGCGCGGGTCGCCGTCAAACCCGATCCACTTTTTGCGGAAATCGGCATAGTTACCGTAAGTCTCGATGTGGGCCGGCAAAAAAGGCGTTTCACCGAAATACTCTTGCAGACCGCATGGATGCGTAACCGGCACTTTGTTATCTCCGCGCTTGGTGAAAATCAAAACGTAATCCGGCATGGCCGTAAAACACCGCGTAGAATCCTCTACGATAAACTTGTGCATCAGGCTTTGCACCATCGTCCGCATTCGCACCTTCAGCGGCTCTTTCCAGATGGTTATGCGGTTACGGTAATGGAACCCGTATTTCTCGTGAATGCGGATAATCTCATGCGGGAAATCCCATAGGTAACACTGGTTATCGTGGATGTCCGTGCAATGTACTGCGGTAATTCGGCCCGGCTTTGTTACCCTGGCTTTTTCCTTTACCAGAAATTCGTACTGCTGCAAAAATTGCTCTTTACTTTCGCAGTTACTGAAATCGTTTTCGGAGCTGCTGTAATTGTACAGGCCCGCGAAAGGCGGCGAATAAACCGATAGGTCGATACTTTCGTCGGCCAGTGTTGGCAGGACGTACATACAGTCGCTATTGTAAAGAGCGTAGTCGTTGGTAATCACTTGGTCTTTGATCATGGCTGTGTGTTTAGGAAGTTTGGTAAGATTATTTGTTTGTCAAATTGTTTTTTGAAGATTTTGAAATCTGAATTCACCTCGGCTGTTAGCTTGTCAAACATTTCAATAGCCCGGGCCTTTTTCGCTTGCAGGGTTTTCATTATTTCGGTCTGGCCGTCGGACATAACCAAATCCACGGTAACGGGCCGCGTTTGACCGAATCTCCAGAAACGCCGGATAGACTGGTAATATTGCTCATAGCTGTATGTCGGGAAATAGGTGCAATGATTGCAGTGCTGCCAATTTAAGCCAAAGGCGGTAATACTTGCCTTAGTTATTAGCTTTTTGATATTGCCGTCCGAAAAGTTAAGCAGTATGTCCTCCTTTTCGTCGATGGTCATCGCGCCGTAAATCTCGACCGCCATCGGGTTAAGGTCGCCGATAATTTTTGCCTCGTCGTTCAGGTTCACCCAGTGGACGGTCGTTTCGTGCATGGCCGCCAGTTCCACGGCTTTCTCGCACCGCTCTTGCAGGGTGTTGCGCACTTCGCTTTTGATCTCCCTAAACGATATGGCCGGCATATTGAAGGCCTGTATCTGCTGCCCGATAATGAAAGGCTTTGTGTTTTGCACTATGCTTACCTGTTCGATAAGCTCCGGCAAAATGTGGTATTCGTCGCTGTACCCAATATCCGACGGCTTGCGCATGGATATGCTCCAGCTTGACACCCATCGCCAAAAATCGCGCTCGGCATGGGGTTTGAGGTAGTATTCTTCGCCTTGCCTTGCTTTGCTTACCTGACTGAGTTTTGCGACGTTGTTCTGGTTATTCTTAAAAAACTTGCCTATCATGTCCATATAGCCCATATAACCCAGTGCCTCACTGCTGGTTCCTAATTCGATATGGTTATTTGGTGATGGTGTTGCGGAAAAGAGAAACCGGTATTTTGTCTTTTTCAGAAATGCGGTGATTGTGTTTTTTGTCGCGCCTTCAAAATTCTTTAAGATGCTACTTTCATCCAGCAGCACGCAATCAAAGTCCGCTGTATTGAATTTGTCCAGGCGCTCGTAATTACAGACCACGATGCGCGTATCGTGTTTGCCGTCCTTTGAATAACTAATATCCTCGATGCCGAATTTTTGCGCCTCTTTGATGAACTGGAACGCCACGGCCAAAGGGGTAATAATTAGCACCGGCTTTCCGGTGTATTGGTGATAATTGACCGCGATAGTCAGTTGAATAATTGTCTTACCCAGACCAGTATCGAGAAACACCGCGCACCGGCCTTTGCGTATCGCAAATTCGCAGACGTGTCGCTGGTACTCAAATAGTTTGTCAGGGTAATAGTTCGGCTCGATGCCGTAATCTTCGCCGCGATGGCGTTTGCTTTCGATAAATTCTTCGTAGGTCATGTGTGGTAGTTTTTTTCTGTGTGTGTTTGGTTTTCTCAATATTATACGCTAAACAAATCCCTCCTGTAATGCTGCAACGTGTAATCTTTCTTGTCATGAACAGCCGCCAAAATCTTGCTTTCAATCCCCCCGTCATATTGCAGCCATATCACCAGCGCTGGTGTAGCCCTGTTCAAAGACTGGAGCCGCGCCCGCGCCTGCCAGTAGGATACCGCCGCAAAGTCGATGTTGTACATGATCAGCGCATCCGCCGACGATAGGTTCACCCCTTCGCGCCCAGCTGCTATCTGAAGCAAGATATGCGCCGGGCCGGTCGCCGCTGCGAACCGCTCAGGGCTTGAGCATCCGCCACCTAACACCTCAGCCAGCGCATTGCATTCAGCTTGGTACTTGTAAAACACCGCGATCTTACGCCCGGACCACTCCCGCTTAATCCATTCGGCCTTGGACCGGTCCGCCACTATCCGCTCGCCGCGCTCGGTTATCACCGTCCCGCCGCATAGCTGGTGGATTTTCTGCATCTCTTTAACCGCGGTATCTGCCACCACCATGTCGCCGCTCCGCGTATGGAATAGTTTATCCCGGCGCAGCAGCCGGATAGCGGTCGCAATGTGCGACGGCATGGGTACCGTTTCCACGCGCTCCGTAACCTCGCACTTGAACCCGGCTTCCTCTTGGGTGTACGAAATCATAAAAGCCCGCGCCTCATCCATTACCCGGGTGTCCTTGCAGTTGTGATACTGCTTGACCATGCGCCCGTTAATGTACCGCTCGAACGGTTCGCCGTACTCAGCATACCACTTGTAAAAGTTCGCGTACTGCATCCACGGCCCGCGCCCTGTAGCGTAGAACTGGTGGAATAACTGGCAGGTACTTTCCGGCGTCGGAGTTCCCGAAAGCAGTAGATGCGCCCGGGCCGGTATGGCCTTCACCTGCTCTGTCCGTTGGTTCGGCCTTGGGTATTGGCCCATTGTATGCGCTTCGTCAAGAATGACCACGCAATACCCGCCCTCCGGCGCTTCGACCTTGTGCAAGCTTTCCCAGTTTATGAACTCAATCGAATAGCCCGCGCCTGCGCCTTGCATGACCTGGTAATCCATCCGTATCGACCCCGGCTCCTGCACCGTTCCAAGCGCCTTCAGTTTCGACACGAACAAAACCCGCTTCGCGCCGTATAGCGAGCAAGCGTGCATGGCCGTGAACGTCTTACCCGTCCTAACCTGCATCGACAGGTAACAGACACCACGGGTGCGCAGCATCTCTGCCGCACGCCCCGCGATGTCGTTTTGGTAGTCCCTTAGCTGCATTGGTTAATCCTTAACCGCCCTTCTCCACTCCTGCTTCCGCTCGTTGTAGCACTCGGCCCAGTCGGCCCGGTCTGCATACCACATCTCCATCGCTTCGCCTTCAATTTCCTCGCGGTAGTTGCTCAGAAACGAATCAAGCGCCACCCCGTAGGCGTGCGTTATGTCCATCACCTCGCCGCCCTGTATGGTCACGGTGAACATAACGTCCGTCTCGATGTCGTCGCCTGGCAGCAGCACCGGCCATTCCACGCCGTAGTTCTGCCGCATTCGGTCGAACTGCTGTTCGGGGGTCAGCTGCGGGATCATACGCCACCCTCCTTCCTATGCGCCAGCTGGTAGGTCGTCTGCTTTGGCTCTTTGGCCGTCGTCGTTGCCTCCCATACCTTGCGGTATGCCATGAATAGCTCGAGGTGGGTTGTCAGCTCAGGCCCGACAGGCAATACAACGAGCTGCCAGCCCTTGCCCTGAATCGCGCCCTTGCGCCCTTCACTGCGCGTCTTCGCGTTCAGCCAAAGGATGCACACGGCTTGTATCGCGTGCTTATCCGCCGGCCGCGCCGCCCTTACAAGGTGGTGGTACGCTGCCAGCTGCTGCCAGTAGGTCTCCCAAATGCCGTTGCTGGTCTTAATATCCACGATGCAATGACCGACCCCTTCAACATAGCCGACCCGATCCACGGTACCGGCCCATTCATGCCCGACATACCGCGTTTCAATCTCAGTCCATTGCACCAGCCGCCCGCGCGAAAATTCGACATACCGCTCGAACATGGCCCACTCTTCCAGGGTGCAGGCTGGTGAGCCGTCCGGGTTGAATAGTGTCACCTCTTCGCCACGGTCGTATCGCTCGGTCATGGTATGCACGGACGTACCGCGTCGGCCCGCCGCTGCGATTACTTCATCCGTCTTGCTGCCTTGTTCTTTCATCCATTGCAGCAGCGCGTATGGCTTCGGTGCCGCCTCAAGCACGGTGGTCACCGATGGCACCCACGCCCCTGTTTCGGGGTGCGGATAAAACCGCCCGTCTGTGAAGGTGAGCTGTCCTGATTCGATTTTTGCGTGTTTCATCAAAACGGCGCCTCCTCGCTGCTGTTGTTGTTGGATGCCGGCGCACTCGGTTGCGCATTCACCCCGCCGCAATACTTGACGATTAGCGCGTCGATGGCTTCGTCAAGGTCGGTGCTGTCCCATACCATCTGACCTTTAATACGCACCTGCTGCATCTGTGGCAGCTGCTCCGCGCTGTCCTTGGTGTAAGCCGGCTGCACCTTCGCGCCGCCCTGGGTAATGGTCAGGCCCGATCGGCGCTTGCCGGTCTGCTGGTCTGTAAAGTCATACGGCGCGATAACTACCTCGCGGCTCATGTCGATGTTTGGCAGTTTCTTTCCAAGGTCGGTTACATACCGCGACCCGTGCCGCATGGTTACGATAGACGCTTCGCCATCGGCATCTTCCAGCCTGATCTGCCAGTCTTTGCCATACTCGCCGTCGCGAAGGGTTGCCGATACGATGCGCCCGGACACGTCTTTGTAGAATTCCTCATGCACCTGTTTCCCGGTCTTCGTAGTGCGTTCTTTTGAAAAAGCGGTCGGTTCTTTGACGCGCTTAATCAGCTTGCCGTCTGCCACGGTGTAATAGTTACCGCCGCCTCCTGTGTGTGGTGTTGCTCCCATTTCTGAAAATTGTTTTAGGTTAGATATTTGGTTTTTTGGAAATTGGTTTTTAAAGATAGCCTGCTGTTGCGTGAAACTTAGGCGCGTCGTAATAAGGCTCGCCGTCTATAGCGTCCATGCGCTCGATGAACAGCGGCTGTACCTGGTTGACAATTCGCGCAATATACGGCTCGTATGGCTTGCCGAACCCATTCAGCTCGATGCAATCCTCGATGAAATCCCGCGCATGAATGATAGTGCTATGGTCTTTCCCGCTAAACAGCTGTCCGACCTTCACAAGCGATACTCCGCCTATCCTTGTCAGCAGGTATATGCACACAGCCCGCGCCTGAACGTATGCGCGAAACCTGCGCCGGCTGGTTATCTGCTCCGCCGACATGGCGCAAGCATCAGCCACCAGCTCCACAGCAGCCGCGTGCAGTTTCAGCTCTCGGTCGGTAAGGCTCAACACCTTTTGCGCCCTTTCCGCCGCTTGGCATACGCTCCGAGAATATCAGCCAACAGCAGCACGGTGAAGAATGCGCCCATGCATAGGAAGATAACTACGCCTGTCATTTCGCAGCCTCCTTCCTCGATTGCGGGCCGTATTCTCTGCGATCGTTTGCAAGGTGCAACGCGTGTTCCAGGCGAATCTGTTGGATGCGGATATACCGCTGCCAACGGGTGAATGGGGTTTCGGTTTTCATATCGCGCCCCCTTTTTGCATTTTGCGGATCACCCGATATTTGATTTCTATGAACTGATCAAATGCGCAGGGCTGAAGGTCGTTCAGGTCGTGCAGTACGTTGGTGCTGTAATTGCTAATCTCCTGCTTACCTGTGCCGGGATAATCGCCGTAATAGGTCGCTGTGCCGTCAGGGCGCACAATGTATGCGCAGTTCGGGCCGTGGTTGAAGTATTGTGTTTGGTTTTCCATAGTTTATCGAATTAGATGATTTATTTTCCTACGAGCCTCAAACAGGTCATACATCTGTTCACCGGTCAATGAAAGCGTAATTCTTCCGCCGTCCGTGTAAGTTCCTGTAACATCGTCTATCTCCATTGCGTCATATACCGCTGTCAATATTGCGGCAATGGTTTCCAATTCGTCGG